GCCCTAACGGCGGAAGCCACTGGAACCATCACCCAGCAAGCTTTGACCGGTACTGCAGCGGCTAGCTTGCAAGCCCTGACAGAAGCGGCCGCCGCTCTGATCGGGGTCAGAGGCACCGCTGCGGATGTCCTCCAGGCCCTTACTGGAGAGGCTGCCGGCACGATCGTCAGCACGGCTCTGACGGGCACCGCAGCAGCTACCTTGCGGGCGCTCACGGAGTCCGCGCAGGCCAGAATCGGAGTCACAGCGACTGCTCTGAATACCCTGGTTGCGCTGACCGAGAATGCTACAGGACAGATCGGGGTCACCGCGCAGGCCCAGGCCGCTCTGCAGGCCCTGACCAGCGAGGCCTCCGGGTTCAACGAGGCTCCTCCAGCCGTACCGGAAGGCAGAGGCGAGATATGGGGCCATTACCGCCCCTGGATGCTTGGCAAGCCCGGCACATTCTGGCTGCGCGGGCTGGAAGACAAGGCACGCGAGCTAGAGCGCCAGCGCAGGCTGCGTATCGAGCTTGGAATATTAAGCGATGACGAAGAGCAGCGGATCGAGCGTGCGATCGAGCAGGTAGAGGAATTCGTCATCCGCGAGCCGGAGCCGGTTGCGCGCAACGAGCAACGAGCGCAGCGTCTGGCAGAGAGGGTAGAGAAGCTCATCGCCGGACTGGAGAAGAAGGCTAGTCTCGAGGAAGCCGAGGAGCAGGACGACGAAGAGCAAATCGGAATGTTGTTCAGAGGAATGCTATAGATGGCTACGATCGAGAAACCCGTGACTCTTGATTTGCTGGATGGCCAGGGTGCGCCAGCTTTGTCCTCCACGTCCGATATTCCGGTCGTAGAGACCAAACCTGACGCGACCAACGAGGAAGCGCCACCAGAGCAGGAAGCAGAAGCACCGGCCGCAGCACCTGAAGGCGAGAAGCCGGAAGGCGCAGAACAACCTGGAGAATCGGCGACTCCAGCTACGGAAGAGCAATCCGGCGAACCGGCGAAGAAGGAGTCTCGCGGGGTTCAGAAAGCGCTCGACAGACTGACAGCGGAAAGGGAAGAGCACAGACGCAGAGCAGACGCAGCCGAGGAACGGCTCGAGCGCGCTCTGGACGTCCTCGAAAAGCTGACCGGGCAACCGGCGGCAGCAGAGGAGACCAGGGCAGCCGATACGGAGCCTGCCAAACCGGTCCGGGAGAAGTACGCGGATGCAGCCGCATGGGAACGCGCCTTGTTGGATTATTCCGACGAGAAAGCCGCATGGGTTGCACGCAAGGAAGTCCGGGCGGCGATGGCCGAGCATGCTGCAAAGACGCAAGCCACCAGCGACCATAGCACCTTGCAGACAGCACACAAGGCGCGTATGGACAAAGCACGGGAGAAGTACGCCGATTTCGCGGAGTATGCAGAACGCTCCGATATCAGCGTCGCGTTGCCCGTGGTGGCCGCTATTTTGCACTCCGAAAACGGGGCCGAACTGCAGTATTACCTCGGCAAGAATCCCGCCGAAGCGCAGCGCCTGAACAAACTCCCTCCTCCTATGCAGATCCTGGAGCTGGGCAAACTGGAAGCGAAATTGACCGCCAAACCAGAGGCCAAGCCGAACGTTTCCGCCGCACCGAAGCCGATCAATCCGAGCCGCCCGGCAGCAGAGGGCGTGCGCAAGCCTCCGGAGGACGAATCGATGGAGGAATATGCCGCACGCAGGCAGAAGGAGATCCGGTCTTCCATGCGGCACTGAGCCAACTTAAGGAGCTACAACCATGTCTTCAGCAGTGTTGCTTACTCCATCGATCATCACCAAGGAAACCCTGGTGATCCTGGAGAACAACCTGGTTGCGGCCAACCGAGTCAACCGCAAGTTCGAGAACCAGTTCGTCAAGATCGGCGCTTCACTCACGATCCGCAAGCCGAACAGGTTCACCGTTGCCTCCGGAGCCGCCCTCCAGGTGCAGGACATCGCCGAGCCATCCGTCTCGATTACCGTCGATAGTCAGCGCCATGTGGACTTTCAGTTCACGTCTCAGGACCTGACATTGACGATCGAGGAATTCTCTGCTCGGTATCTCAAGCCAGCCATGGCCAGCCTCGCCAACCAGATCGATTTCAGCGTTCTGGGCAATACGGCGAGCATCAGCAATTATGTGGGCACTCCAACAGTGACGCCGGCTGCGTTTTCCACCTCGGTCCAGCTGACTGGACGCAGGATGGACGACAACGCCGCGCCGCAGGACGAGCGCTGCATGATTCTGAACCCGGCTGCATACTGGGCCATCGCGAATGGACTGGCACCCAGCTTCGTGATGCCGACCGCCAAGGAAGCCCTGGTCAAGGGTTATCTGGCCACGATCGGCAATTATGAGATGTACATGGACCAGAACGTGCGTACCCAGACCGCTGCGCAGCACAATACCTCCCTCGGTATGGTGGTGACGACTGCGCAAGGGAATGGCGCTACCACTACGCTCTTCGGCGGAACGGCAACCGAGACGCTGGCAGTAGGCGAAGTCTTCACCATCGCTGGGGTCTTCAACATCAACCCGCAATCCAGGCAATCTACTGGCGTGCTGAAGAACTTCACCGTCACGGTGACGAGTCATACCGGCTCGAGCTGGCCGATCACCTTTACCCCGTCTATCGTGACCTCTGGCCCATACCAGAACGTGTCGGGTCCGGCTTCTACCGGCTCCGGCATTACCTGGCTGACCGGCACGACTAGCGCTCAGATCGGCACTCCGCACAATCTGGCGCTGACGCGGGATTGCATCGGGCTGGTGATGGTGCCGCTGGAGATTCCTGGAGGCGTGGATTTTGCCGCCAGGGAAACTTACCGCAATATCAGCATGCGTACAATCAGGGCTTACGACATCAACAACGATGTCTTCCCGACCAGGATCGACGTGCTGTACGGGACAACCGTATACTACGACGAGCTTGGCTGCCGTCTAGGAGGTTGACATGCCACTCTCTTCATCCAACGCGGTCCGTCAGCTCTCGGATGCGAACAGCCAGGGAACCATTCTTGGCCAATCCGCAACCGATCTGATCGGATTCTATGGTGTGACTACTGGCGTGGCTCGCATGACGCTGGCTACGCTATCCACCGATGTAAGCTCCACTGGCGCATTTGGATTCGGAGATGCGACTACGGCAAGCAGCGTGGTAGCGGCGCTCGAGAAATTGCGCGACATGGGCCTGTTCGGCTAATAACATGCAGATCTCACCACTGTCTGACGTGGTGATTATCCGCCGGCTGCCTCCGGAAACGGTGTCAGCTGGCGGAATTCATCTCGCCTGGGATCCGGATTACCGGGAGGACATCGGCGTAGTGGCATTTGTCGGCCCCGGTAAGGCCAAGGAAGTGTCCGTCAAGCCGGGCGATAAGGTGCTCTTCTCCACCAATGGCCACCAGATCACGGTGATCAACGGCGAGGAGCTGGTCGTATTGCGAGAGCCGTCCATTATAGGAGTGATCGTCGAGTGAATCCGCGTGTTTCGATCTGCACATCCGTCCTCAATCAGAGCGAGTTCCTGAAGCGCATGATCGCTTCGGTTCAGGCTCAGACCATGCCTGACTGGGAACTCATTCTGGTGGATGACGGCTCTACCGAAGACATAAAAGGCCTGATCGATCAGATCAACGACCGGCGTATCGTCTATGTGCGCTTCCCGGAGAACAAAGGCATTCCGCATGGGCTCAATCATGCCTTCACTCTGGCCACTGGAGATTACATCCAGCCTCTCTCGGCGGACGAGTTCATCACCCCGGATAAGCTGGAAGTGCAGGTTGCCTTCCTGGATGCTCACCCTGAGATCGGCTGCGTCTGGGGATTGCCTGGCAAAGGCGAGATGAGCCTGCGTTCGAGCTGGGAGCAATATACGCGTCGCGCCCATAATCGATCACGCGAGGCCTGGATCCGTACGCTCATGACGTTGGACGACATTCCGATCGGCGGGGCTTCCATGCTAATGCGCAAGCCGATCATGGACGATTTGAAAGGATTCGATCCGCAATTCTTCCACTGCTCAGACCTGGAGTTGTTCGTGCGCTTCTTCCAGAAGCACGAGGGCTGGATCATGCCGTATCGGTTCGCGGATGCAGACCAGCCGGAGACACGCTTGACTGCCCCATCCGAGAAGAATGCTAAGCGCTTCCGGGCCGATATGAAGCGCCTGCACAAGAAGCACAAGCTGATGCTGCCTCCCAGGACCGGCCGAGTCACGATCGGAATCCCGGTCTACAACATGGCCAAGTTCATCGGCTCCACGTTGGAGAGCCTCAAGGCACAGACAGTTAAAGACTTCGACTTGATGATCCTGGACGATGCCAGCACGGATGACCTGTCTGCTGCGCTTGCGCCCTATGCGGACATGGGCATCCAGTTACTAAAGTTCGACGAGAACCGCGGTGTGCGGCATGCAGTCAACCAGATGATCGCGCGGTGCGAGACCGAGTTCTACGTCTCTCTGGCTGCAGACGACACGATAGAGCCGACATTCCTAGAGCGCGTGCTCGCCGAGTTCAAGGCCGATCCATGGCTGGAATTCGTAGCATCTCAGACCGACTTCATGGACGAGCAAGGCAAGATCCTGCCTCCCGGATCCAATGTCCTGCAGACCATCGTCAAGGCCTCGAATAAGCCAAGAGCTGTCTGGCTAGAGCAGTTGAAAGATGGCAACCATTATTTTGGCGTAGGCATGTACCGGACTTCTGCGTTGCGGCAACTTACTGGGTTCAATGTAGACGATGGCGTGCTGACAGACTATGACATGTATCTGCGGCTGCTGCACCGGGAGAACATCAAGATCGTGGAAGAGCCGCTCACACATACCAGGATCCACGAAGGGATGTCTAGCTTCGGGCCTGGCAAGATCGATCCGATCTGGCTCAAAGCCAAATATCACGAGATCAAGAGCCGCTATTTCGCCCCCAGACAAAAGGTGATCATCGCCACGCCGTTCTACGAGATGCGCGGGTTCTCGCCTTATATCGCCTCGCTCACCGAGACGGTTAAGCTGTTATGCAAGTTCGGCATCGATCACGAGTTCTGGGAACTCTCCGGTGACAGCTACGTAGATCGGGCCAAGAATACGCTGTTCAACAAGTTCCTGGAAGACCCATCGGCCACGGATCTCTTCATGATCGACTCGGACATGCAATGGAATCCGATCGGATTCCTCAACATGCTGTCTTTCCCGGAAGAAATCGTGATGGGCAGCTATCCGCAGAAGAATGCCTGGACAATCTGGACAGCTCGGCCACTGCTCAAGGAGGAGAATGGCCGTGAGCACCCGGTGGGGCGCATGCTTCCGGATGGATCTGCCTTGATCAAGGCCCAATATCTGGCCGGAGGATTCATCCGCCTCAAGCGCTCGTGCCTGGAGAAATACAGAGAAGCGTATGGCGAGGAATACAACTACTACGATGCCGGGGCCGACCCAGGCAAGCCGGACCGCAAGTATATCGAGTTCTTCACTTGCGAGCGGCGCAAGAACGATCTAGGCAACAATCTGCGCTGGGGCGAGGATCGTGTCTTCGGGCTTCGTATGGCTGATATCGGCATAGAAGGCTGGATCTATCCCAATGTGGACTTTGGGCACTATGGGGTGAAGGGCTGGATGGGCAACTTTGATCGCTTTCTCAAGGATCCGACACAGCAGGCAGCATGACTACCGCATCCGACATCATCACCCGCGCAGCTCGAGCGCTTGGCTATCTTGGCAGGACCGAGACGCTATCTGCTGGAGACGCAAACGACGGTCTGAATACGTTCAACGCGTTGCTCGATTCCTGGAGCAACGAGAAGTTGATGTCCTATGTCACGCTCCAGCGCAGCTTTCCGCTGGTCGTGGGCACGCAATCCTATACGATCGGTAGCGGGGGCGATATCAATGTCGCCAGGCCTCTTGATATCACCCAGGCCTTCCTGAGAGATGCACAGAACAACGACTACCCGATCGTGATTGTCAACCAGGAGACCTGGAACAATATCGGCGAAAAGCAGATCACGAGTCAGCTGCCCGATACACTGTTCTACAGCTCTGGCTACCCACTGGGCACGATCTACATATTCCCAGTGCCATTGATTGGTTACACCGTCTTCTATGACAGTGTGACCAATCAGGTCACGTTCTCGGATCTGACGACGTCGCTTTCAATGCCGCCAGGCTATGAGCGCGCGTTCATCATGAATCTGGCGCTCGAGCTGGTGAGCGCAGGATTCCCGATCCTGCTGGATGACAAAACCTACATGCGCCTCATGGAGAATGCCTCGGAAGCAAAAGCGAACGTGAAAAGAACGAATATCAAAGAGGTGTTGGCGGAGTACGATCCTGCGATCATCAGCCAATCGCAGGCCACCTACAATATCTACAGCGACGGCTACAACAGAATCAGATGAGAATCGGGCTCTTCGGCATCGGCACAGAAAGCTATAGCAAGGCGATCACGGCGCAGCGCAGGATCAACTGTTATGTGCGCGTACGCCAGAATAGCCAGAAAGCGGCCTTTTCTCTGATCGGCAGGCTCGGCTTGCAATCTGCCGGCTCTACCGGATCTGCAGGCATGCGAGGGGCCTGGGCAGTCAATTCACTATCTACACCGGTAATCTTCATCGTCAACGGCAATACGCTGAGTACCATCAACAATGCAGGAGTGATCACCGTAATCGGCACCATCGGCACATCTGAAGGCCATGTATCCATGGCTGATGATGGCACCTATTTGGTACTGGTGGATGGATCTGCTGGCTATTACTACGACATGGTTACGCCAGGGAGTCTGACGCAGATCGTAAGCGGCAATTTCACCACCACGCCGACAACCGTCACTTGGCAGGATACGTACTTCATCGTCACCAGCAGCGCAGTCACCAAGCAATTCCAACTCTCTGACAACAATGATCCATCTACCTGGCCGGCTGTCAACATCAATTTCGCAGGCAGCGGTGGAGGCATGCTGCAGGCAGGGATCGCAGATCACAACATCCTGAACCTGTTCGGCGACATCTATACCGAGTTCTGGCAGAACACCGGAAGCCCCGACTTCCCGTATGCAAAGATCCCGAGCGCCTCTGCACAATATGGTCTGGCTGCGCCATTCTCGCTGATGCAGTTCGATAACTCGCTGGTCGGACTGTTCACAGACAAAAACGGGAATCGCAACATCTCCAGATTGCAGGGATTCGCCTTGCAACGGATCTCGGATGATGATATCGATTATATCCTGTCCACATACGATATCGTGGACAATTGCAGCGCATTCGTGATGATGATCGATGGCCATCCATGCTATGTGATCAACTTCCCGAATGCTGCCAGAACGTTCATGTATGACGCGGCTACTCAGATCTGGTCAGAACTCGAGGGGTCTACCGGGAACTTCCAAGGCTGGAAGTCCGCTTTTCTACTCGGGCAGACGTTCCTAGGGAACAGAATGGATGGATCGTTGTATCGATTCGGTAGTGCAGAAGTATATGAAGAGGCCGGATCTACATTGCCGATGGAAGTGATCTCTGATCATATCTTCGAAGACGACAAGTACATCGGTATCAGCCAGGTGCAGATCGATGTGCAATCAGGAGTGGGAACCGCAACCGGCCAGGGCAGCAATCCGATGATGGACCTGCGTGTATCCAAGGATGGAGGCAACAGTTTCTACTCCGTGGGCTTTTCCAGCATGGGGCAGATCGGCGAATACACGCAGCGCGTGATCTGGAATAGCTTGGGCGCTGCCAGGGATTGGGTACTCAAGCTGCGGATTACCGATCCTGTCAAGCGCGTCATTACCGGTGCCTCAGCAGAAATCAATATCGCGAGGTTTTAAGTGGCAATAGAAGGCCCTAGAATCCAGCTTCCGACTTCATTCAAAGTAGTGGATGAAGCTGGAAATCTATTGCCTGAATGGTCATCGTTCCTGCATTCGTTGCAACAAACTGCCTTCAATCTAACTCGTAGCGGGGAGACAGCATCCAGGCCCACTTCTACGCTGGAAGGCAGATGGGTAGGTATGCCTTACTTCGATACGACATTGGGCTATCCGATCTGGCTGGAATCAGTCAATCCGGATGTCTGGGTGGATGCTACAGGAACACCAGCATGAGCATAACTGCACTGCAGAAAGCCATGCGCGAGATGCCACAGGCTACAGGCCTGGTGACACGGCATTACTTCGCCGATGGCATGTATGCAAGAGAATTGATCCGGCCTGCTGGTACGCTGATCGTTGGCAAGACACATAAGCATGAGCACTTCTATATCGTCACCAAAGGCCGCGTACAAGTAGCATCCGACGAAGGAAGTGAAATCTATGAGGCTCCGACGGTAATCGTATCCAGGCCAGGGACCAAGCGTGCTGTCCTGGCGCTCGAGGATTCTGTATGCATGACGGTGCATAGGACAGACTTGCGTGATTTGTATTCTATCGAGCGCGAGTTGATCGAGCCTGAAGAGGAAAGTCTGTTCGACGCAAGAAACGAATTGAAGGAATTGCCATGTCCTGGGTAGGGGTTGCAGTAGCAGGAATCGGCGCTGTAGGCGGGCTTCTCGGCTCTGAAAAAGCTGCCGGAGCACAGACAGCTGCTTCCAGAGAAGCGATTCAATCGCAGGAACGCATGTTCGAGCAGATGAGGAAGGATCTGGGGCCCTATCGCCAGATAGGAACTCAAGCCACCATGAGCCTGGCGGATTTGCTTGGTCTGAATATGCGCGCCATGCCGACAGCACCTACGCAAGCACAATTCATGAGGCAAACGCAAGCAGCAGCACCAGGGCGATTTGGAGGACAAGTACGATTTGGAGGACAAGGCGCAGGCATGCCGATCGCTTTCGATAGAAACACGGCGATTATGAGCATACCGAGCATGGGTGGTGCTACATCCAGATTCGATAAGGCCGCATACGATGCGGCCATGCGGCAATACCAGCAAGACCTGGCTGGATACAATGCCTATCAGCCATCCGGATCGTTGCTCAAGCCATTCACATTGGCGGACTTCGAGGAGTCTCCTGGCTATCAATTCAATCTGCAGCAAGGCGAGCAGGCAATTCGCAAGGCCGCAGCAGCACGCGGGAATTACTATGCTCCGCAAACCTTGCAGGACATCTCAAGATTCTCTCAAGGCCTGGCATCCAACGAGTTCCAACAGGCATTGCAGAACTATCGCGCTCAACAGGGAGATGTCTACAGCCGCCTGTTTGGTGTCACTGGTTTGGGCCAATCGGCGGCGGCGCAAACCGGAGCCGCAGGCATACAGACTGGACAAGGAATCGCGGAAGCTCAACTGCAAGGAGGAGCAGCTCGTGCAGGAGGCATCATAGGTGGCACGAATGCTTTGCTGGGCGGACTCGGAGATATCGGCCAGCAGATCCAACTGCGCAATATCTTGACTCAGTCCGGCTATACGCCAGCATCCGGTGCGCGAGCGAACTGGTATGGTCCGCTAAGCCCTTACGGCTAAAACTATGGCACTCGATCCGACACTGTCCCTGCAGATCCGCCGTCCGGAGATTCTGAATCCGGTACAGCAGATGTCTCTGCGCAATATCGCGCAGCAGATCGAGGCCGGAGGCATGGAGATCACCGGTGCTAAGGCTCAGGCCCAGGCGCAGACCACACTTTCCAGGCTGGCGCAGGAACCTGATGCATTCGACGATCAGGGTCTGCCTACACCGCAATTCATCCGCAGAGTCTCGGCCACGCCAGGACTTGCCCAGGTCGGGCAGGAGATGGCGCAACGGCGTCTGGTCACCATGCGCTCCCTCCTGGCGATCGCTTCCGATCAGGCAGCGCTAGAGAATGCGGCTGCTGAACGGCAAACCAGAGAGCAATCATTACTGGACGATTTGAAAGCGAAATCCCTTCCTGCTGGAGAATTGGCTGCTCAGGAAGGTGCATCTCCAGAACAGCAGGAAACGGCCTATGAGGATGCCTGGAAGGCCAATATCGAGGAGATGTACAACTCCGGATCCCTGACGGCTATGGTCGGACCGGAGCGAGCGGAACATCTGCGCAATGCCGCGCCAATGAAGTACAGCCTCGCCAAGGGCGCTGGCATGAAGCTCGAGGACATCGCGAAGATCGGTGAGCAGAGAAGAGCAGCCGAGGCGAGACTCGAGGAGCAAAGAGCGGGACGCCTGCAACGAGAGGAAGAAGCCGCTATTCGCCGAGAAGAGCGCGCGGATATACGAGAAGAGAAGAAAGAGGCGCAGCAAGTCGAGCAATTACAAAGAGTCGAATCTGTCGAGGATGATTTGGACCGGTTGGAATCTGCCGCGAAAGAGTTGTTGAAGCATCCTGGATTGAGTGGCATCACAGGATTGGCTGGCACGTTATACATAGTTCCTGGAACCGATAGAGCAGATGCTGATGCTGCATTGAAAGCGCTTAAAGCCAGAGTCTTTGTCAATACGTTACAAAGTATGCGTGAGGCCAGTAAAACAGGAGGGGCAGTCGGTAATGTAACGGAAGGCGAAGGCAAGAAGCTGGAAACAACGCTAGGGAGTTTGGAACGTGTCCAGTCTTATGAGCAGATGCAGAAATCTCTGCGTGATATCGTAGATTTTGCGCAGAAGAGCAGAAGTCGTATCAGAAATTCATATGAGAATCGTTGGCGTGGAGAAGAAGGCGCACCTAAACTGCCTCCAGAAAAACCCAGAAGCGAAGTCTATCCGCCTATGCCTGGAAGGCTGTCGGATTTCGAGCCAGGCCAGATTTATCAGACTCCACGAGGACCAGCACGCTACAGCGGGCGAGTCGATGCGCAAGGCAATCCAGTCTTCAACACCATAGAGACAGCTCCTGCTGGACAACCGGAATTGCCCAGGCCGAAGACGATAGAGGAAGCCAAGAAGCTGCCGCCGGGGACCCGCTTCATCGATCCTAATGGCGTAGAGCGAGTCAGATGATGGACGACACTTCACCATGGGAAGCTTTCCAGCCCGCGGGGCCAAGAGAGGCTGTAGAAGCCGATCCATGGGACCAGTTCAAGCTCATGGAGAAGAGCGCCCTATCTCAATCCCGCTCGCGCCAGGACCAGATGCTACAGATGATCGAAGAGCAGCCGGATATCGCCGGATCCCAGGAACGGCAGGAAGAGTTCCTGCGCGGGATAGAGGAGGATGCTGCATCGCAGAAAGCCGTATTCGACCAGATCATGACGGATTCAGCAGAATCCGGGTTGATGGAGCAATCCAGGCAGCTCCAGGATGATTACCTAATGGAACTGGATGAGCAACGCAGGATCCTGTCCTCGATCCTCAACCAAGCCTCTGCTGGCCCACAGGCGCAATTGCAGATGGCAGCGGAGCGCCAGCTAATGGAACGCTCTAGGGCTAGGCAGGACGAGATCCTGAGTGCACTCAAAGCGAAGAAGCCTAAGCCCAGGCCGAAGCGCACTGTTCCACGTGGAACAAATCTGAAACAGTTGGAACAGCAGCTGCGCGACATCCGGAAGCGGGAGCGTATTGCTGGCCAACTTTCGGCGGAGGCTGCAGATCGACGGGATCAGGCTGCTTGGGAGCGATCCGGCAAGATCCTGGACAGGCTATTTGATGAGCGCGAGCAGATCCGCAATGGCATCAGGCGTCTGGATCCCACGCGCGAGCAAGAACTGTATGACGAGCTTTACCTGAAGGCGAAATAGTGGCCGAATTTTCTGTCCCGCTTCAGCCTGAGAATGGTGCTCCCGTACCAGGGGAATTTGCGGTTCCAATGGAACCCGAGCCAAGCATCCTGCAACGCCTTGGGCGGGGCGCTGTGGGCAGCGCAGAGGCAGCCCTGTCTATGGGCACTGGAGCGATTGCCGCGCCCGTGGCGGGGCTTGTAGGCCTTACCAACCTGCCTTTCGGGCAGGAGCGTGCTGCTGGGCTGACAGAGAGCTACCAGCGTGGCTTGACCTATGAGCCACGGACCGAGCAGGGTCAGGCTCAGATGCGGGCGATCGCATGGCCTTTCACCAAGCTCTCCGAGCTGGCTCAGAAAGGCAGCGACTTGGTTTTTGAGCTAACCGGCAGCCCAGGACTGGCGACCGAGACCAATGTTGCTTTACAGGCTCTGCCATTCATCTTGTCCAAGGGTGCTCGAGGCCCGGTGCAACGGATAGTCGGCAGACGGCAGCAGCAATTGGCAGGCGAGCGATCCGCAGCAGCGGTATTCGATGAGACCAGGGCCAGAGCAGAGGCCGAGGGCTATACATTCCCGCCGGAAGGATGGGCGGCGGAGCGGCTGATGAGCATCGGTGGCAAGGCCGCAGTAGGTCAGGAACTGGCACTGCGCAACCAGAAAGTGACCAATACCATCGCCAGACGTGAAGCAGGATTGCGTCCGAACGAGCCGATCTCCAGGACGACACTCAAAGAAGCCAGGACCAGGATAGAGGAACCATACCGGGAAATTGCCAGGCTGTCCCCGGATGCCAAGACGGCCCTGGAACAGCTCAAACAGGCACGACACGATGCCGGAGAGCAGCACAATTATGCGGATCGCAGCGGCAACCCGCAGGCTCGAACGGAAGCTCGCAGGCTGACAGCGGAAGCCGAGGCCTGGGAGCAGATCCTTGAGCAGGAAGCCCAGAAACTTGGGCGTCCCGATCTCGTGCCAAGACTGCGTGAAGCACGCAAAGCGAGCGCCAAGAATCGTCTCGTGCAAGAAGCTGTCAATGTCGGCTCCGGGGATGTCGATGCCCAGGTTATAGGCAGGCATCTAGACCGTGGAGACCCGCTCACTGGTGGTCTGGAGACGATCGGCAGACTGGCTCAGAGCGCCAAGGCGATCACCAGAGAAGCTTCCGGTATTCCGACCCCAGGAGTGAGCAAGGCGGAAGCGCTGGCTGCTGGCATGTTCGGACTCATGGGCCAGCAGACTGGCATGGGATTGTTCGCTGCTGGTCTGCCTTTGGTCTCCAGTCCTGCCAGGCGTATTGCCCTGTCCAAGCTCATGGCTACCAGGAGGAGCTATCAGCCTGGATTGAGTTATAACCTCGCAGATATCGCCACTGCCAGGCCGGAAGCCTTGGCATTGACTCCGACTCTATCCAGGCCTCCGGAGGTCGAACAGCCTCCATGGTGGTCCAACTTCCGCGAAGCGGAGTAAGACATGCCTACCTGTTTCCTCGCTCCCGATCCGATCCAGTCCACGCAGTTCATTCCTGGCGGCAATACGCCGGCCAATGGTGGCCAGCTCTTCTTCTACATGAACGAGACGACCACCAAGCAGACGGTCTACAAGGATCCGCTGGGAGCAACCGCCTGGAGCAATCCGATCGTTCTGGATTCCGGCGGCAATCTGCCCAGCGGTGGCGAGGTCTGGTTCCCGGAGAGCCAGACGTTCACAGTCGTGTTCGCTCCTTCCACTGATGCGGATCCTCCGACTTCGCCATATTGGACGAAGGACGATCTCTCCGGCATCAACGACATCAGCCAGAGTTCCGGAGAAGAATGGACTGCGGCTCCTACGCCGACATTCATCAATGCGCAGCAATTCTCGCTGGTGGGCGATCAGACCGCAGCCGGCGCCGCGGAGGTCAATCGCAGAGTCAAGTTTTCGGTGACTGGCCCACCGAGTAGCGCATATGGAGTGATTCGATCCGCTTCTTCGGCTTCTGGATCAACCCAGGTCGTCGTTAACATGACGGCAGGCGGTCTCGATGCTGGCCTGAGCGCTGCATCTTACGGGATTCTGACGGCAATCAATCCATCGGTCCCGATCTTCGGAGGCAATGCCTACGGTACATCGGAAGCCTCTGCAGCAGCAATCGATATCTACAACAATGGCGGTGATTACGCCCACATCACAGGTACGAATTCGATAACGAGCTTCGGCACTGCGGCACGCGCAGGCCTGCGGATGAATCTGCTGTTCGACAGCACATGTGTGATCGTACCAGGTGCGAATCTTACCACACAAGGCAACGTCAATCTGGTGATGTCCCAAGGGGACAGAATAGAAGTAGTCGCTGAAAGCACAACTGCGCATCGTGTCATCGGAATCTATAAGGCAAATCCCGATATCATCGATAACTTCATCAACGGATTGGAACTATTGCGCGATTCTGGAACCAACACGTCAATGGATATTTCTGCTGGAATGGCAACTGACTCGCAGAATACCAGATACATCAAGTTGTCTTCTGGTCTCACCAAGACACAAAGCACATTTGCCATAGGAATGAGCAGTGGGGCCAGATTATCTGCTGCCGCGATGAGTGCGAATGCTTGGTATGCTTGGTTTCTGATGTATAACATTACATCAGGTATCTCAGACATAGGATTCACTGCGACAATCACTAGCTATGCATCTAATGGAACACCTATTCTTCCTGGTGCTGAGTTACCAAACAGTACATGGATATATAGGTATTTAGGTTGCACGAAAACACAACCTACAAACTCGTCTTGGGTAGCTGCTAGTCAAAATGGGAGCGATTTCGCATATCAAGATATCGAGACCACAATGGACAATGCCGCCGCCGCAGTTTCAACGGCATCACGGCAGTTGCTTAGAGTGAATGTACCTCCGGTGCGTATAAAATGGAACGGCGTCGTAGCCGTAACTCTTACCGGAATACAAAGCTATGGATTAATGATTACTGATCCACAGGCTTTAGATACTGCGCCGGGTTTTGGAACGTCAGATGCATGGCTTTCTATAGGTGGTTCCGGCACATCTGGAGTTGCCGCTGTAGGCGGTCCGCATCAACAATGGACCAATACTTCAGGACAGATCGGAGTGCGCGCTACAGGTGCTCAGAATGTTTGGATCTATACAAAGGGCTGGATGGATTACAGGGGATTCAAGTGACTGGCGAGATCAAGAACAGACGAAACAACTCATGGAAAACTCGCGCAGCCGCAGGTGGATCGGCTGTCCCTGTGGTTATTTTGATCGCATGGTTCGATGACAGATATCAACTCAACCTTGGATCGGAAGGAATCGCAGCTACGGCCAGCATCGTAACCACTACGATGTTATGCTTCGGCGATACCGCCGAGCGTCTTGTGGCATCTTTCATCAGCAAGAGGAGTAAGACATGAAAACGCTAGCAGCAGCAATAATTGCAATCCTGATGCTGTCAGGCTGTGGCACGGTATCGACATGGCTCGGACAGGACGCAAATGCCCAGATCGACAAGTACGGCAAGAAACTGGCGGATGCCTATTGCCAGCAGCCGTTCGCTGTGCGGGAAACGGACTCTCGCCCCAGGGTGAACGCAGCCATCTCCCCGCACAAGATCAAGCTGGACTGCTACGGGGATCCGGACAATCCTATGCCTGCGCAGTAATGCCAGGATTGACTATGCCGTGGAGAATCGCCAAGTGTGAAATCTCCACCACTCCATAGTTGTGCGACGGTATCCAGTAATTCGTATGCCCACTGGTGCGTAGAGGATTATCGGCATCGAATCCGCTGAGCGTCACTACGTTCCCGTAATAGGCATGCGCTGCCTCCACAGCACGCAGGATATTCTTGCTCTGGCCGGAACTCGAGATGGCGATCAGCCAATCCTGGGGAGCCATGAGGCGGTGGAGCTGCTCGGAGAAGACTTCCTTGTAGCCGTAATCGTTGGCCATGCAGGAGAGGATTGCCGGATCGGTAAGAGCATGCGCTCGCTTCCCGCAGACTTTGGTCAAGTCGTTCGCGATGTGAGACGCGATGGCCGCAGAGCCGCCATTGCCGATTAGATAGATATGTGCATCCTGGCCGATGTTCTCCATGGAGAATTGAGGCCCCTCGCACACCACGTTGCACAGCCCATCTGACAGAAGGCTAAGAAACCCTGCGCAACTCAGCGATAAGTTCATGCTTGGTAATCCCTCTGCGATGACCTACGATCTTGGCCTTTAGCGCACCGGCTGCATTTCCGATGCGCAGCAAGCTCATCATATCCGCCTCTTCCGCAACCAGGGCGGTTACCGCGAAGAATGCATCTCCGGCCCCTATGGTATCCACGACAGTGTCCGTGAAAGCAGCACAGCGGACGATGTGGCCATCCTCATAGCCAATTGCGCCTGACTTGCCCAGTGTCACCACGACCTTCTGGGCGATCTTTCCCAAAGCCGGCAACGAATCCTCTATCGGGCCATCCCGGTTCTGTGTGGCCAGCCTGGCCTCCGGCTCATCCACGCACAGATAATCCAGGCATGTGTACTTGGTAGCAAGATTGAAGCCATAGTTTCCGGAGTTGGTCTGTACGTTCGCCGCGCAGTATCTGGCTGATGGCAGAGCGTTTATGAATTCCTGGGTGGCAAACCCATGTCCATAGTCCAGGACTACTACGACATCGTAGCCATTCATGTCCGGGATCTTCGGTTTCTCCCAGCCATTCACTCGATACACCTCGAATAGCTTTCTCACGTGCTGGCTCTCTACCCAGCGCTCTTTCCAGATCTCTGTCCCGCCATCGCATATATCCACCGACTCGCAGATTTGCTTCGCATGCCTGACCGCAGCGAGCACGCCTCCGGAGAACTCTTCGCTATTCTCGAGCTGTACCGATACGATGGCATCCTTCGTAGGCTTGCCCAAGGGATGCACATAATGATAGACATCGATGATGCGCTCCCCGCAGAAGAGCGCCTTCTTCTTGGAGGCGATATCGAGCAGATCGAATTCTTTAGCGATCATTCAGCCAGCGCCCAGTAAAGAGCTTGGTAGAGCTATAGACCGGAGAGCTGTCGATGTAGACTATCTTGACCCCTAGAGATTTGCACATCTGCTCTTCCTCCAGCCCTTTGCGTTTGTATTCGATCCCTTTCACATAGATATACGGCTGAAGGTTGCCGATCGAACGCTTGGTATCCAGGTTGACGAAGACATGATCCACGCAACGCAGGGCCATCAGCATCATCTTGCGTTCGTGGTATGGGAAGAATGGATGATTCTCGCCCTTCTCTTTGCGCACCAAGTCATCATCCGTCAGTCCGACACTGAGCCAGTCCCCGAGCTGCCTGGCTGCCTCGAGCTGGGCGACGTGGCCAGGATGCAGCCCATCGAAGCAGCCTATGGTGAGCACATGGATCACAGATCCTCCCATGGGCCTTTGTGGCCGATGAAGAGACTGCCCTGGCGATTGGCGGTAGGCATGTCCTCCATACCGCATACGAGGCCCCATCCGCGTTTCTGGCTCCACATGGGCACTCGCAGCCCTTCGAAATGATGCCATATCGCAATGGCCGCCAGCTCGTTGCGTACCTCCACGACGAGCTGCAGATGCTCCATATCCTTGTGCGTCAGAGTCTGAAGGATCTCCGCCTCATTGCCTTCGCAGTCGATCTTCGCGAAATCCGCTTGGTCCCATAGAGAACGGCAATCCACAATCGCCACTTCGATGGTCTCGCGCGGGCCATAGCTTGCTTTGTAGCCTTCCAGGTGATTGCCGGTGAGATTGTTGAGCACCCGCACGAAGTTGGCTGTGCCATCCCTGATATGCACCGCAGCCATGCGCGGTTCTACCAAATGATCGACATGATTGACTTGTAGATTGCGGGTAAGGCGCTCGTAATGGCCTGGGTCTGGCTCGAACGCCTGAACCGACATGCCCATCCTGGCCATGCAGATCGAATGCAATCCGAGGTTAGCTCCGATATCCAGACATCGCTTCCAGCGTTCTCGGTTGTACCAGTACATGGCGAGGATCATCAACTCGGTATCACCGAACAGGTGCAGCGAGTCGATGTTGCCCATCTGGACATATGGGAAATCGATCTTGCCGAAAGGACCCAGGTGTTCACACAGCAGCGCTTGTGCTCGTTCACGACTCATTGTTTAGGTCTCTCTAATGGTGGGATGATCATCTGCTCGCACAATTCTTCCCATGGCAGCTGCGGATCCGCGTCCTCTATCGGCTGACTATATTTGGCTTGCGGAACGAGCTGGGCATTTGGATGGATCTCTACTTCCAGGAATCCTGGATCTTTCCCGTGGAACAGTCCTGATAGAGTCTGTGCATGCCGGATTCCGAAACTCTCAGAGCACAAGACGAAATCAGGGAATCCAAGGCCACCTTGTATGCTCGTCGCGTGATATCTTCCACCGAGCCATTGGCGTTGGGTCTGTCGACACATACCGTGCCCACCGTTGTTCAGTAAGATGATCTTGATCGGTAAGTTCCAGCGCTTGACCGTCGCCAGTTCCGGCAGACTCATCATGATCGAGCCGTCGCCAGTGATCAATACGACTCTTCGCCCAGTCGCGAAAGCGGCTCCAATAGCCGCTGGGAGGCCGTAGCCCATCGGCGTCATGTTGAATGCGTGGATGAAT